ATGGGATATATTCATTGTTGTGGGGGACTGCATAAAACCAGAACTTTTATGCTTTCTCCTACAGAGAATTTTGTCTTGTGTGAATTGGAGAGGTTATCAAAATGTCCGCTTTGTGGTCACTTTGTTCTCCAGCTTACAAGGGTCGATAAGATGAATAATGTATCTGTTATAAGGTATAAGAACACTAAAGCCAGACGGTTTTGGACTCGGGTGAAGTCAAAAATATTATGTGAAAAAAAAGCATTAAGTGTTCCTGTTTGGAAAGGTACTTTTTATCTTAACTATAATGAGTATGGAATAAGAAAACGTTGTTATTCTAATTTTTCTAATCTCAAGTTAGGTTTATCTTAGGATATTTTATCCCCTGCTCTGCATTAATTGACTATCTATAACTCCCGGAGGGGAGATTATAAAATCCCCTCCAAATTTCTTTCAATATGGAAATATTATTAACATATCTATAAAGGGTTTAGGGTAAGATGAAGATAAATGGTATTAAAGGAAGTTTTGATGAGACTATCGCCGAAGAAACTTGAAATCATAACTTTACTGGCTCGTGGATTTACAGATAAAGAAATAGCACTGAAGTTAAGTATTTCCAAAAGAACCGTTCAAACACATGTTTCCTCAATAATAACGGCATTAAATGCCAGAAATCGTGTGAATGCTGTGGCTTTGTATATGGCATCACACCCAAAATGGAAAATAAAATGAGGTAATTTATGGTTAAAAGAATTATTTTACACTGGAGTGCCGGTAGGTACTATCCCAGTGATTTTGAAAAGCAATTTTATCATTATTTGATTGATGTTGAGGGTAATGTATACAGTGGAAAGTATAAACCTGAAGATAATGATGATTGTACAGATGGTAAATATGCTGCTCATACAGGCGGCGGAAATACCGGCTCTGTGGGTGTTTGTATGTGCGGTATGTATGGGTTTAAATCCGCTGCTCAGCCGGGAAAATTCCAAATAGGAAATGCTCAGTTTGAGGCTTGTATGAAATTTTGTGCACAGCTTTGTAAAAAATATAATTTAGAAATTAATTCAAATACAGTTTTAACTCATTATGAGTTTGGAAAAGCTAATCCTAAAAGTTCAAGTGCGGGAAAAATCGATATAATTTATCTTCCTCCTTATTCCTGGGTCGCACAAAATGATATAGGCAATTTTATACGCTCAAAAGTTCGCTGGTACAAAGAAAGAATATAAGAGGTTTTTTTATGGAAATTAACTATTTTGATTTATCTGGTGGAATTAATCAGGCTTCCACTAAGACTGAACTTGGTTTGAACCCAAAAACTATATATTGGTCTGATTCTAAAAATGTTGAACTTTACAATAATAAAGGAATTATTAAACAAAAAGGAAATGTTTTACTCCTTGAACTTCCTGAACCTGAAGAAATTACCGGGTTATGTGAATTTGAATCGGATGATTTGTATAAGTTAGTTGTAACAACAGTTTCAGGAAAAATTTATATTTATTCTGATAGTGATGATAGTTTAAAATTGTTGGATAAAACTTTAACCGGAACGAAGGTTTTATTTGCGCCGTTTCTTAGAGGAGTGGTTGTTTCAACTGACTCTGATGAAATGTTTTATATTAAAGATAATGCAAATTTTGATATTGTTTCGTGTAATCTTACCGATAAAGCCGGAAATGTTTTTTATCCCAGTTGTATAACTGTTTATAAAGGAAGAGTATGGTGCTCAAATGAGTCTACAATATATTATTCGGCTTTAGGTACATATAATGACTTCAAAACAGAAGAAGATGCCGGTTATATTAGTGATTTTCATACTGATACTGCTGATATTGTTGCAATGAATACTTATAAAGATTATCTCGCCGTATATAAAAAAGAACGGGTATATTTATTGATGGGGTCTAATCCTTCGAATTTTTCAATTTCATTGTTCGCTGATAAAGGCACTTATGCAAAAAAGTCAATTATTAATGTTGATAATAAACAGTTCTTTTTGAGTAATGGAATTTATGCCCTGGAACAGGTCGGAGAGTTAAATCAGATAAGACTTGGATCTGAAATTTCTATAAATATTAAAGAAGAATTTAATAATTTTGATTTTTCAAGAATAAGTAGTACTTTTGCAATTCATTATAAAGAGAAAAATCAAATGTGGTTTTTCTTTCCATATATGGACAGCACATATTTTAAAACGATATGGATAAATGATTATGTTAACAAAGCCTGGTACAAACGGATTGTTCCGCAGAATGTTACTGTAGCATCTATATTTAAATCGAATGTTATAACTGCAGATTCTCAAGGTAAAGTGTATCGTGAAAATTATGGAACAAGTTTTAACGGTACGGCTGTCGATTTTATGTGGAAATCTCCGTTTTTGTCTTTGGGTAATGTTCTTCATCGAAAAATTATTGATGAGTTTTATTTTATACTTGATGATTTGTATGATAATAAATTTAAATTTTCTCTCTATAAAGATTATGACAGTGAGTATAGTGATGATAAAGAATTGATTTACTGTAAACATTATACCCATTTTATTTGGGCTCCTGAAGATGATGAGTCTGATAATCTTCAGTACTGCTGGGGTACAGATGAGTCTGATATGCCAGTGTGGCCTATAAATTCCAGCGCAATGGAAAAAGCTGAAATCTGTGGAAGTAATTATTCTATTCAGCTTTGCGTTGAAGGTAGTGATCTCTCTGATAATTGCGCAATTATTGGTCTGCAGTTTAGAGAAATTTATAACGATGATTAATTTATATTTTTTTAATCTCCACTCATAGAAATACGTAGTTTAGTAGACAAAGCGAAAGGAAAAAGAAAATGTCAGAAACAACAAATTCAAGCTATTCAGTTTTTATTCCTCAGGTATGGAGTAAAAAATTAAACCAAATTTTAGAAAAAAATTGTGTAATGATGCAATGTGTTAACAAAAATTGGGAAGGTGAAATTAAAAATCAAGGTGACACTGTAAAAATTATTTCCCCTGCAGATGTTACTGTATCAACTTTAACTTCAGAAAATATTTCATATTCAACATTAGCTCCGACATCTCAGGATTTGGTAATTGACCAAAAGAAATTTTTCGCATTTAAGATTGATGATGCAGCGAAAGTTCAGGCTAATGCAGATATTATGGAAGCTCATTTGACTAATGCTAAAAAAGCTATTGAAGTTGTTCAGGATTCATATTTATTAGGCCTTCACACAGATGTTCCATCTGCGAATATTGTGGGTTCAGAAGCTCAACCAATTACACTTGATACTAAAACAATTTATTCAAACTTTGTAAAACTTGCATTAGCTTTGAAAAATTCAGATGCAGTTTATGCAGGTGTAAAACCATGGGTTGTAATTAACCCTGATATAGAGGCTTATTTATTACAAAGCCCTGAATTTATCTCTGCTCATAATGTTGCAGACGAAACTTTAAGAAACGGTGCAATTGGACGAATTGCCGGCATGGATGTATTAGTAAGTACAAATTTAGTAGATGTAAATAACAAATATTATGTTCTTGCAGGTACAAATGATGCAATTACATTTGCCTCACAATTGGCTAAAATAGAAAGTTTAAGAGATAAAGATAGTTTCTCAGATTTAGTCAGAGGATTGTATTTGTACGGAGCAAAAACAGTTCAGCCAAAAGCTTTAGCTAAGATGATTATTGCTACAGAGCAGGGTGTTTCTCCGATTGGTGGTGAACAAGGTGAAACTACCGGTGATCAAAAAGATCCTGCTGCCGGTCAAGTGTAAACTTGTGAATAAATGTACTCTCATCCCGCATATAGTGTTTGGGAGTACATTTTAATCAGAATTAAGGAGTATGTTTAATGTTTACAAATATAAAAACACAAATAAAAGAACTGGCAAAGAATGCAGTACTGGTTGCCGAATCTGCATTAGGAAATGGTAAGGGTGCTGAAAAAAAGAAAATGGCTGTAGATTATATAGTTAATAATTTGCCGTTTTCACCAATTGTGAAAAGTGTTATCTCAATATTGTTATCAAGTTTCATTGATGATGTTATTGAAATTTCGGTAGAGTATATGAAATCTTTGCCTCAGGAAAAAGGAGAATAAACTTATGCAAAATCAACCAGGCGCATTATATGGCGCACAGAAACAAAATAATAACGGAATTTCATCGTCTGCCGTGAGTCCGCAGACAACCCCTCAGACGGGATATAAAGATGTATTCTATCAGCTCGAACAGGCAATAGGTGCAGATGTTCAGAAGCTGAGAATGCTTGTACAAAATGGAATAATTACAGAAACGCAAGGACAGAATTTGATGGCTGACCTGGCCCGGAAGGCACAACAAGTCTATTTGTACAAGAATTCAGCTCAAGCGCAGTCTCAAAATCCGCAAGCTTTTGCGACCGGAACTGTTCCTTCTGCTTCCCCTGTTCAAAGTCCTATGGAAATGTTTAACCAAGAACGTCCGGGATTTTTTGAAGGTGATGGAAGAGCAGATGTATTGAACTATATCAAGGGTTTGGATATGGACAAAGATGAAATCCTTCAAATATCACAGCTTGTTGAAAAGTTGGAAAATTCAGCAGTCGATAAGTATTTGAAAAAAGCAGCTTACGAGAAATCATTGAATGACGAGAACGCAGCCGCAAAGCGTAAATTGATGTCTTATGCACAAAATTCAGCTTCTGACGGTAATATGAACAGGATTTTTACTCGTGAGGATATCGGCAATATGAGTGGAGCAGAATTTGACCAAAATGAATCTGCCATTATGGATCAGTTAAAACAAGGCTTAATTAAATAAGTTTGGTCTAAGTTCTGAACAAAGTTCGGATAAGAATTGTTTTTCTTGTCCGAACTTTTCGAAAAAAAAAGGAGAAATTATGAATTATTTGGAACTTGTAAATAAATGTCTGCTTGAATTGAATTATAAGCAGGTCAATACATTCGCGGAATTGGTAAAAAATGATCATAAAAGAATTATGACTATTTTGAATATTATAAATAAGGAAATTTGTAACACTGATTGCTGGAATTTTTTATTGCGAAAGTCTCAAATTTCTTTGCCTGCTGGTGTAACTGAAGTTGATAATACAATAAACGGACGAATTTTATATCTGTTTATTGATGGTAAAAAGTATATTTATACCCAGGATATTGAACCATTTGTGTCAGGCGATGGCAAAGATGGCATGTATTCTGAAATCTCTAATAAATTGCTTTTTCCAAAGTTCAACGAAGATAAAAAGGTTGATATCGTTTATTATACTAAAAATTGTGCAAAAGACGAAAACAACAATGAAAAGCTTGAACTGAAAAATGGCACTGATATGTCCTTAATTCCAGATCCATTTGCAGAACAGCTTTTGGTATACGGAACATGCTTGAGGTTAAAGGCAAATCCTCAATATTATAAATTTTCGTACTGGATGAGCATGTACAAAGAGGCTATGGCAAATCTAAGATCTAAAACTTCAGCTTCAGTGTTTAATGCTCCAATGATAAATCTTTTCAGGTCATAGGGCAAAAAAAACAGGAAGTCGTTTTCATTCCCCCCTGTTAAGATTTACACTAGCCGAAATATAAATAGCATGTATATTATACAAATTATATGAGAAAAAAACAAATTTTAATAAGAAATGTAACATGATGAAACAATTAACACAACAGCAAAAAAGGTTTGTAACCGAGTATATAAGAACGCTTGACGGTGAATTATCTGCTCAAAAAGCAGGTTATAAATGCAAAGATTTAAAAAGTTTTTCATCTGAACTTTTACAAAAAGATTACATAGTTCATGCGATTAAATCTCAATTGAAATTACAAATAGAATCATTGAGTGTTCCAAAAGGGTATGTTATTCAGAAACTTTTGCAAATAGCTGAGTTTTCTCTTGAACAGGAAGACATTCTTGATAAAGAGGGCAATCCTACCGGAAAATATAAATTGAGAGATTCTTCTGCCGGATTAAAAGCATTAGAAAGTCTTTGCAAATATTTAGGATTTTCTTTGTCAAAAGAAGAAGAGGATTACCGTGAAGCAAAAATTATTACAATATCAAATCTTGATGATAACAAAATTTAATTTAGGAAAGGTATTTTCTATGAAAGAAAGTAAAGAAATTGAAAAAATTTTATTAGACGATGCGGCATATAACAAATTGTTAAAATCCAAAATTGAAATGGAATTTACAAATGAATTGACAAATGCCGAATTGGAAAAGAACAAAAAAGAAATAACAGACATTAAAAAAGCGCCTAAAGACAAATTATTTACTAAAGATGCGGTTTTTGAAATTATTAACAAAAACAGCCGGACAAAGAGTTATATAAACGGTGTTCAAGCAGAAGGCTTTCTCGGTACAAGCTATGCAGATCGCGAAAATCTTTTAAGCGGGATATCAGAGTCTTTTGTAAGCGGCAATAATTATGTGAAATTTGTGAAAATAAAAGTGTAAAATGTGTAAATTTGAACAAATTTTAATTAGCAGACCTCCTTTCATATATTATAATTTGCACTATATCCCGGATGTGGAGAGGTGTTATAGGAGATATTACAAATATCTACAGGACGACTTTTCACAATCTTATGTTGATAACATTATTTCTTTAATACAGGAAAAATCTCCGTATTTCTGGGTTATTTTAGACCAAAAGGATATATTTAAGGGTTTTGTATATCTCGATAATTTTATTGGAGATGAAAAAACTCGATATTCTGCAGAACTTACGACGTGTTATGACAGAAAGGCTTGGGGTATTTTTACCCGATATAGTGCTAAATTTTTTTTAAAAGCGTGTTTTGACAAGTTAGGTTTGCAAAAGATTAAGGCGCAGATTTATCCTGACAATCACAGGGTAAAAACATTATTGAAAAGCAGCGGATTTGTTTATGAAACTGTTTTGAAAAATGAAACATTAAGAGGGGGCAAACCTCAGGATATTGAGGTTTACTCTCTTTATAAAGATTATTACTGTAAAACGAGGTAAATATGAACAATAGTATAACTAAAACGAAAAATTCAATAAATTATGTTGAAGAGCAATTCTTGATGAATAATATTATTGAAAAATATGATTATTATGAGAACGAAAGAAGTACACAACTATCAGATAACAGGCTAATAAAATATGCGATATATAATTCTGATATTCCACAGGTGAATGGGTGGAATTGTCGAATTCAACTTCCTGATATATATGAATTAGCTCAGACATTAAAATCGCATATCGTGCAGAACCTATATTCACATCCGGATGGAATGTTTGATGTTGAAGGTACGGATTTTAATACTCAGAAATATGCCAATATGCAAAAAGCAATGCTTGTTAATACATTTGAGGCAATGAATATTGAAGATGTAATGGAAAAGATTATTGATTCTGTAGTAGAAACAGGCGAGGTGACATTATTTGTCGGATGGGAAACCCGATATAGAAGAACAAGACGAGCTTTGACTTTAGAAGAACAAATTTTAAAAAATACAACTGATACATTTGTTGTAGAAGATAAGATGATTTATGACAATGCGAAGGTTAAGTTTATTAGTTATGAAGATTTTGTTTTTGACAGGACAGAGGCTGAGAATTGGGATAAATGTCCAAAGATATACAGGACTTATCAAACTCTTGATGAAATCAAAACAAACAAATCAAATAATATGTTAAATGAAGAGAAACTGGAAATGTTGAAAGGAGTGGTGGCCGGAAAAAGTTATAAAAACGCAAATAGAACGGTTTCAGAAAGAAAGATTGAGCTTCTTGAATATTGGGGAGATATTGAGTTAGAAACAGGCGAAGTGTTGAAAAACAAATTAATAGTTATAGCCGGAAGAAGTGTAATAATAAGGTTTGAAGACAACCCGTTTATTATAAATCCGTTTATTCACGCAAATATAATCGAATGTCCTGCAACCGGTCGAGGAATTTCACCATTAAGGGTTGCCTTGATATTAAACAACATATCATCAACAATATTAAACAAGCAGCTTGATGCATTAGCATTAATGATGAATCCTCCGTATCTTGCGCCGAAAGGGTGTTTCAAGGGACAGCAAGATGTTCGCCCGGGCAAAATTATTGAATATGATGCCTCATTAATGACATCTGTGCCGGCGCCGATATCTTTTGATAAGGCTATGCAAGGATGGGATTTCTTGAATTATTTTAAATCCACAATAGAAAGTGCGACGGGAATTTTCAAGAATATGGCAGGAAATGTTCAAAATCTTGACAGAACAGCAACTGAAATAAATTATTCGGTAAATGGTCAGGAAGCTCGTTTGAATATGATGCTTGAAGCAATAAACAGAAAAGTTATTGTACCTATGGTTGAAAAAACTGCTGAAATTATTTCTAATTTCAAATTAGGAAAAGAATCTATATTAGCAAATAACAGAGGAAAACTTTTCTTTGTGGAAGTGGATGATAAGGTTCGAAATTCTAATTATGTATATAAGTACGGTGACAGAAAAGCAACATTTGAACGCAAATCAAAATTAAAAGAATTATTTGAGGTAATCCAGTCATTTACAAAGATTGAGCCGGTAGCAACACGTATTGACTGGTTAGAGTGTTTCAAATTCGCGATGGAACAGTACGGAATAGAGAATGCAAATAATTTTTTAACAGATGAGGATGCCAATAGTCAGAATTTGAAGGAGGGTCAAACTTCAGATTTGTCAGCATTACAGTCTCCGTCTATTTCAAAACAATAAGTTAGTAAGAATTTTTAAGAGGTATCGGATATGAAATATACATTATTGGATGCTCAGCGAAAATTTTTAGAAATTCCCCATAATTATCCGTTAGATGTCGCAGTATATCAAGGCGGTTACGGATCCGGCAAAACATTTGCCGGATCCCTGCTGGGGATTTTGCTGGCAGTTAAGTTCCCAGGAATAACTGGGCTTGTCGGGGCTCAGACTTATACACTTGTCAGAGATACTACTTTAAAATCTTATTTTGAGCATTTAGATAGCATTGGATTTGTTGAGAAGGTTGATTATAAATGGGTAAGTGCTGAACAAAAACTTGTTTTTCATAACGGATCAGAAATTTTGTTCAGGCATTTTGATGAACCGAATAAGTTAAAATCATTGAATTTAGGTTTTGTAGAGATAGAAGAGATGTCAGATGTTCCTTATGATACATTTAAGATGTTACTTGCCAGAATGCGTCAAAAAAAGAAACCCGGATGGAAGAATTTTACATATCGGATATTTGGGCATACAAATCCTGAACTTCAAAAGGGGTGGATATATAAGACGTTTTATGAACATCCGGCGCAGAATTATCGGATTATCACAGCTCCAACGACTCAGAATATTCATTTACCTGAAGGTTTTTGTGATGAATTAAAAAAGCTTTATGATAAAAGTTATTACGAGATTTTTGTAATGGGAAAAACCGGAGATTACTCAAATAATCTTGTGGTAAAAGATTTTACTGATGAAAATATTCGGGAAGTTAAGTATCATAAGGATTTAGATGTTCATATAAGTTGTGATTTCAACGTTGATCCAATGGCGTGGGTTTTGGCGCACAAAACAGATGATAAAGTTTTTTATTTTGACGAATTAGTTTTAGAGAATACGACGACGGCAAAAACTTGTGAAGAGTTTCACAGGAGATACCCTGATCACAGGGCAAAAATTATAGTAAATGGCGATGCTTCAGGAGATAACAGAAGTTGTACAAGTGAATATACGAATTATGTTATTATAAAGCGCAAATTAGACTCTTACGGTTATGATGTTGATATAAAGATAAAAGGTTTTAATCCCCCAATAAAAAACCGTGTAGCGGCATTTAATGCAAAAGTTCGGAATGCTAAAGGCGAGGTTGGTTTGTATATTTCGCCAAAATGCGAAAAGCTTTTATATAACATATACAACTTACGTTATATAGAAGGTACTTCAAAGATTGATGTGCCGACATATACTCAGATTAAACAGGTCAAAGAGTTGAAATTTTTATCACATCCATTTGATGCTGCGTCGTATCTTGTGGATTTTTATTGGCCGATTGTTCTGTGATGTATGTCTAAAATTTTAATGCAATAAGTATTAGTAGAAAGAAGTTTTAAAAGGAGAAAGTATTATGGAACAGTTTGTATATTATGCGCCAATAGTCGTTGTCGTATTAGTATTTTTAATTCAGGAACGTATTGTAGTAACTCCTGAGCAATTAGAAAAGAAGCATAGAGAGATTATTCGCGAGGTAGAAAAACGTTTTGCCAGCTTGAATACGGTTGAGGATTTAAAGGGACAGTTTAGCGAAATGAAAGAAAAAATAGATAAAATTTATGAATGTTTAATTCTACAATAAAAAATTTTACAAAATGCTTGTCAGATAAATGTTTTTTCAGGAGATGTTACATAATATCTCCTGAAAATCTTTTAAAATATTCACTACTTGCTTTTTTTGTGTGGTGATACTATAATAAGACCAGTGAAATAAAGGAAAAAATAAAGGATGAGTGAGTCGAGTCTGGGAATAATTGTTTCCAATTGGTTGATAGTTTTTATACTGTTACTTGTAAATGGATTTTTTGTCTCCGCAGAATTTGCTATAGTACGTGCCCGCAGAACAAAGATTGAACAGCTTACCAAAGATGGTAATGTTGATGCTAAATTGGCATTGAAAGCTCTTGAAGATATGAATTTCTTTATTGCAGCCGTTCAGGTTGGAGTTACAATTGCAAGTATTGGTATTGGTTGGTTTGGGTCTCCGACTATTGAAATGATGATGAGACCTTTATTAGATGATTTCCCGTCAGCGCATGTTTATTTAGCACCTTTAACAGCTATAGTTGCATTTTTGGTTGTAACATTTTTACATGTTGTTATTGGTGAGCAGGTTCCAAAATGTATTGCACTTCAATATCCTGAAAAAATTTCTTTGTATGTTGCAAAACCAATGGATTTATTTATGACTATTTCAAAACCGTTTGTCTGGGTTTTGAATGTTGCTTGTAATAGTATTTTGAGACTTTTTAGAATTCCTGTTAATTCTGCAAGAGTTGTTCATACAATCGAAGATTTAGATTTGCTTGTTGATACAAGTTATGATGAAGGTGTTTTGAATGAAACTGAAAAAGATATGATTCATAATGTGTTTAAATTTTCAGATTTAACAGCTCGCGAGGTTATGATACCAAGAACAGATATGGTATGTGTTCCGATTGATATGCCTTTTGAAGAATTGAATAAACTTGCAGTTGAAAATCAATATACGCGTTATCCGGTTTATGATACAGATATTGATCATATAACAGGATTAATTCATGTCAAAGACTTATATTCTCTTTCTTTAAAGGACGAGGTTTCTCCGATAGAAAAAATTCAAAGAAAAGTCTTGCTTGTTCCTGAGACAATAACAATGGATAATTTGGTTCGCGAATTCAAAAAGAACAAAGGTCAGATGGCTGTTGTTGTTGATGAATTTGGCGGCACTTCCGGGATAATTACATTAGAAGATGTTTTGGAAGAAATCTTCGGTGATGTTCAGGATGAATTTGATGAAGAAGCAGAGATTGATATAAGAGAGATTAAGCCTAATCATTATCTTGCAAATGGCATGATGCGTCTTGATGAATTAGCCAATTATTTTGATATTCCTGATGAAAAGTTGGAAGATGAAGATGTTGATACGATTGCCGGTTTGGTTGTCAAGGAGTTAGGCCGTATTGCTCAGCTTGATGATGTCGTAAAATACGGTGAATTTGTGTTTACGGTAAAAGAAGTTGATGGTGCAAGGATTACGAAACTTCTTATTGTAAAAGAAGAAACGGCTCCACAAGTTAATGCCGAATAATTTTTCATATAAATGTGTGGTTTACTTTTTGAATAAATTCAGTAATATTATTATATGAAAAAGTATTTACTGTTAATTTTGTTATTACTGTTTGTATCAGCTCCAAAGGTTATGGCAGATGATGTTGATTTACCTGCAAGTGGAGAATTGTGGGATAATTGGAATACAAATCAGGATTTTTACGGACAGGATAAGAGTGTTACAGATGAGGACTTTGACAAGGCTTTAGAAAGTTTAAAAGATAAAAAAAATAAATGGGTAAATCGTTTAAAGAAGAAACAAGTTCCAAAGGGAGAAGAATTCCATCAGAGTAATGAGACGGAAGTTATAACTGAGCATTCAGATAAGCAGGAAGGGTTGCCGGTTGTATGTATACCGGTAGAGTTAGAAGTCAATGGATCAATTATACCGATAGGTCATTACCAGGTAAAAGCCGAAAAAGAAGGTGAAAATGTTGTAATAAATTTTTACCAGGCACAATATTTAATGGCGAAAATTCCGGCAATAGAAACAGATGATGATTTTGGCGAGGATACTATAACCTTTGCTAAATGGACTTCAGAAGATGATAATCAGATAAAGCTAATGTTTGGTTCTATGGATTTGAATGCTTACACATATATAAGAGTAATTAAGTAAAGTTGTTATATTGTAACGAAATGTAACAATAAGCTGTTAAAACTTTAAAGTTTTTGTAAAAAATGCCGTAAACATGATTAAAGAAAGGATCACGAAAATCATGGGATTGGCAGCTTCACAAGCAAGATTTTTATGTATAACAGCAAGAAAAGCTGATTGTGAATACAAATCAACAGATTTGGCACAGCAGAAGCTGGAAATAACAAATCAATTGTCTGATTTATCAATGCAGTATGCCAATTCTTTGAACGCAACAAAGTTAATATGGTCAAATGATGCAGTTGATGGGGATTGTGGTTTAACCTATAGTTTGTTAATGACGCCATCAGCGTTAAACGATTTCAATCCTTATATGTTAACAACACCATCCGGCGCTGTAGTGTTAAATAATGAATATGCAGCAGCAGCAAAGGCGGCCGGGATATCAAAGACTGGCGGCGTTGGATCGCAGGAATCCAGAGATAAATTTATTTCAGCATTAGTTGCCGGAGGTATTGTAACTGAAGAGACCGCAAAGGCTATTACCAAATACGATTATAAACCTGTCGGTTCAGGATCTAATATTTCTTTTGAAAGTGATTCTGTAGCAGAAAGTGATGGTGTAGCTTGGAACGAGTTAGCAGGGCGCGGCGGGGTTCCTAAGAATAAATCTTCAGTTGAAGCAATGCAGTTATCTGATTTGATTTTGACAGAAACAATCGGTCAACAAGTAATCGATTGGGGTTTACTAACTGTTGGAAATAATCAGATTACAGATTTACAATATGAAAGAGATATTAAGAATTTTGATGATTTAATTAGCCAGTGTTCTACCGGTATTATTACCCAGGATATTGTAAACCAGTTAAAGAAAGACAGAACAGATTATGAAGTAGCTTTTCTGGTTGCAAACCCTGGCAAGAGTATAGATGATTTAGCTGGTGATACAACATATCTGGAGATATGCAGATTGATTGCAGATGCAGAGGAACTTAGAGATAATCCAAGTTCTACTGATATGACAAAAAGAAATAATATATTAAATCATTTGCAATGTGATAAAACTACCTATATGACAAAATATTCACCGACATCAACTCCGCCTACAGTAGTTGGCGTAGATAAAGATAAGTTCAATCTTGGTTCAACCGATGGACTTGATTCGGTTGCTACTGGGAATACCGGTAAATACAGTATTGTTATTAATGATTTGATTTCTCACGAAGAATCTAATGTAAAAAATCTTACAATCGGAGACATTTTAGCTAATGATGTTGTAATTGTTACGAACTTAAAAGGCAAGGGCCAGAAGGAAGATGTCAATGATTTTAAGTCCAGATTTATAAATATATTTACGACGATGGTTGCATCATTCGGATATTCTCCGGATAAGAGTTCTACAGGTGTCGGATTGAATATTGATGATAAATCTGCAGAAGCATTGAAATTTGCGTATAACATGACAGTATCCGCATTTTCAAGAAGTGTAACCGGCGGCGATAAAGACAAATCTACACCAATGGACAATAGTGCATATAATGCAGCAATGGATTATAACAGAATAGGTTTAAGTAAAAGCGGAGATTATGCAGCAATAAGTCTTTCAAATATGTTATCTGCATTTTTGACATACTATGACAATTCATTGAATGGTTTAGATTCAGAATATATTGTTGGTAAATCTTTAGAGCAAAGTTCTTATGTAACGGATGATTTGAATTACTATTATATGATGCAGGATAGCACAGACGCATTAACAAAAGTTAAAGACAAATCAGCAGACTTTTTTGATGAATTATACAACAATATTATAGAGCATGGCTGGAGAGAAGATGCCTCAATTGATGATAGCGAATATATGGAAACAATGATAAAGAATGGTCGTTACGCTATTAGTTCATTGAACTGGAATGACGGATATTACTACCAGACAAGGTACAATGATGCCGGATATATTGTAGAGGTTTCTGACACTGATGCAATCGCCCGTGCTGAAGCTGAATTTAATGCAAAAAAATATGAATTGACTTACAAAGAAGATTCAATAGATTTGAAAACAAAGAAACTTGATGCTGAAATATCTTCATTATCAACAGAATACGAGTCGGTAAAAAGTTTAATTTCAAAGAGTATTGAAAAGACATTCCAAATGTTTTCACAATAA